GTGGATGCTGGTGTACGAGAATGGCCGAAGGATCGTGGTGCGGGAGTTCCCGGATTACGCCAACTACGGCGAGTGGACGTTCCCGAGCGAGAAGCATGACGGCAAGGCAGGCCCTGCTCAGACACTAGATGCAGGCCGGTCGATATCGGAGTATCGGACCATGTTCAGGACCATTGAGGCGGAGCTAGGCTATGGGGAGCCTGTGATGCGATTAATCGACCCCAAGGCCGGCGGCAGCCCTGCACTATCGGAGCAAGGGGGCACCACACTCATCGACCTATTGGCTGAATCGGACAACCCCAATGACGAGGGCATGGCCTTCGTACCAGCCCCTGGCGTGCCTGTGGACCAGCGGACGAGCGCTATCAACAGCCTGTTGTCCTACGATGCTACGCAGGAGCTTACCCCGCTGAACGAGCCGGCGCTGTATGTGGTCAAGGACTGCAGCAACCTGATCTATGCTCTGAGCGAGCACACAGGCCGGGATGGGCAGAAGGGGGCTAGTAAGGATCCGATAGATTGCATCGGTATGCTTTTGGTCTCGGGCCTTGCTTACGTTGGCCAAGGGGGCTTTGATTGCCGCGGCGGCGGTGGATACTAACAAAAGACACTATGCAAGGAGATTCCTATAAACAGTCAGCGGACGTAATGGCACGGGTCGGCGATGAGCCCAATGTGTCAGCGCTTACCGAGGAGTTAAGGCGCAGCGCGACTGATTACGGCACATCGGCCCGGGTGGACCGTGTCGAGTCGGTGCGATTCTGCCGATGGCCCGGTCAAACCGAGGACGGCAAGAAGTGGAACGACGCCAATAGGAACAAGCCGGCGTTCCCCTGGGACGGTGCATCCGACACTAGGATTCCGTTGGCCGACGAGGTGATCAACGGCCTGGTCGACTTGTGCTCGACATCCTTCTGGCGCTCAATGCTCCGAGTGTCGCCGACTAATGTGTCGCAGCTCGACCAGGCTGTGACCGCGCACAACCTAATGGACTGGGCTATGAACGCCCGGATGTACAACGACCTGACCCGTGAGGTCGAGTTGCTGTCCCAGTATCTATGGACCTACGGATGGACTGGCGTCCATGTGACTTGGCAGCAGGAACTTGGACAAAAGGAGCAATCATTGACCATGGACCAGATCATGGCACTGGCCGCCCAATCGCCTGAGGGATCGGTGCTGGCCGATATGCCCAACCTGATTGCCAACCCTGAGGCCGACGATCAATCGGCAGAATTGCTGCTGACTGCCTTCCCCAATCTTAAGAAGCGCCGTGCATTGCGGGCTGTCCGCGACTTGAGGACTGATGGCGAGTGCTCATTCCCTGTGCCCACAATGACCACCAACAAGCCGATGATTGCGGCCTTGTCGCCTTACGACGAGTTGGTGTTCCCGCCCGAAACTACCGACATCCAGAGTGCCCGGGTGGTGTTCCGGCGCTACTACATGACCGAGGCCCAGCTACTGAACAAGGTCGAGACCGATGGATGGGATGAGGAATGGGCGCAGGAGGCTATCAACACGATGGGGCGGTTCTCGGACTACTCGGACTTCACCTACAGTGTTGGCCTGGCCGAGAACTCCATCCTCGACCGCGAGAATCTTATAGAAGTCTGTTACGCCTACCAGAAGAGCGTCGACTCCGACGGTGTTCCGGGAGTGTGGTACACCGTTTTCTCACCCCAGGTAGGCAACAAGTGGGGCTACTTCGATCTGCTGGACTATGCGCACGGCCAGTATCCGTTTGTGGTTTGGCGCTCGGAGCTGATCCACCGCCAGATTACGGAGTCCCGCGGTGTGCCCGAGGTTTGCGCCACCTGGCAGCATGAGGTCAAGGCCCAGCGCGACTCGATCTTCGATTACACCTCGCTGACCACCCTGCCTCCGATTGAGGTACCCAAGACTAGGGGAGGTAACCTGAAAATAGGGCCGGCTATCCAGATCCCGGTGTTGAGACGCGGCGAGATTGGGTTCCTGCAACCGCCCGCCCGTGAGCCTGGAGTGGCCTTCCAGCTCATTGCAGCCATTGAGGCGCAGACCGACAGGTACTTCGGGCGACCCACCGAGAAGGTGGCCCCCGCGGTGACTCAGATGCGGCAGCAACGCATCATCAACAACTGGCTGCATGGCTGGACCGAGGCCTTCCGCCAGGTGCTGACTCTGACTCTGCAGTACGTTGGGCCCGAAGAGATCCAGCGCATCACATCATCCCAGGTACAAGTGCCCGAGAATGCTCAGGACTTCGATGTAATGCTGAAATTCGACATCCGGGAGCTCTCGACCGATCTGGTAACCGAGAAGCTCAAGGCTATTTCAAGCCTGGTGCTGCCTTTGGACACTGCCGGCGTCATTGACCGGGCTAAACTGATCTCGGTCGCACTCCGGGCTATTGATCCCAACCTCGCCAGCGAGCTAATTATGCAGCAGGGGCCTGCAAGCCAGAAGATGTTCAGTGAAACCAACGACGAGATCGCGCTCATGTCGCTCGGCAACCCGCCCAACCTACGCGAGAACGACCCCACCGCGGCTATGCGCCTGCAATTCAGTCAGCAAGTGCTGCAATCCAACCCGAAATATCAGGCCCAGCTCCAACAGGACCAGTTGTTTCAGGCTAACTTGCAGAAATACATTGAAAACCTGCAGTTCAGCGTCCAGCAGCAGCAAAATGCTGTGACTGGCCGACTAGGAGTCCAGCAATGAGAATTTCAGACGAGAAAATCCAAGAGGCCTTCGTTTCAGCGGGCGATAATTCGCCACTGATGCGTGCATTGAATCAACTGCTATCGGAGATGACCGAATCCGAGGTGTTGAGTGCAATACAGCCCGACTTAAGCGACTCAAGCAGAGCCCATAACTGTGGGAGAGCCGCTGCGTTAAAGGATCTATCGAGCTACATCGACAATTTGAGGACAGCTAATGGTTTGACTGATCACTCCGACTAGTACCTCTTTAAACAAAGGTTTCTTGGTTGGCCTTAACAACCATGGCGCAGAATACCCAGCTTGCAGGGTTAAAACAGCATGGACATCCAAAACACACAGGAAGCGACCCTGTCTAAAAACACGGCACAGCCCCCAATCAACCCGATGCAGTTCGACGAGTCGGCGTTGGCAAAACTGCTGAAGTCACGATTCAGTGGGGAGGAAGACAAGGTATCAGCCGTCGATCAACCAACGCCAGAGCCCGAGACCGCGAATGCGGATCCAGAGGCCGAGGATGCGGATCCGACCGCAGAACAAACGGACGCTCAGGCCGAGTCGCCTGAGCAGGATGTTCTTTCCGAGACTGAGAACAGCGACGAGGAATCGGTGGGTTACCGTAAAAGGATCGACAAGCTCACGCGCCAGAAGAAAGAGGCGCTGGAGAGAGCCGAATCATTAGAGCGTGAACTCAACGACACCAAGACCAAGCTGGAGCAGAATACCGATAGGCCAACCTCAGTGCAGTCCGCTGCAGATCCGTTTTCTGATGTATGGGAAGTGTCCAAACTCAATGATGAGTGGAGCAAAGCCCGGAATTTGAAACGGTGGTGCGAGGACAACATTGACGGCTGCGAAATAGAGGGCAAGGAGTACAGCTCAGACGATGTGAAGCAGATCAAACGGCGTGTAGAAGACGCCATAGACCTGCATATCCCATCCAGAGCCCGCTTCTTGGACAACTATCAGCAGATCAAGCCTATCGCAGAACAGCTCTACCCCTGGTGGAAGGACCGTTCGGCTGCCGAGTACACCGAGGCGCAGGCTGTCATGCGGCAACTGCCGCAGATTGCTATGCTGCCAGAGTACCAGGTGCTGATTGGAGACTTCATTGCCGGACGCAAATTGCGTTTGGAGAACACCAAGAACAAGCCATCTGCAACACGCCCAATGGTCAAGGCACCCAGTCAGCCAGGTCGACCCACTGCAATACCTCCAAAGAAGGATGCGGCTAAGGTTGGTTTGGATAACGCCAAGTCGCAGTTCAGGAAGTCAGGAACGACAACCGAGTTAGCTCAAGTGCTCAAAAGGATGCTCTAAATCATGCCCCTGCTACAACCAAACCAGGGCGGCT